GCCACTATTATTAGAGTACCTGAGTTCGTTTATGTACGTATAATTGCCCCAAAATGGCCTTGGTTCTAACCGGCCAAAATGCCAAAGGCCATAACCATAATAAAAATTGCCCGAGCTTACACGGTAGCTGGCAACTGTAAGCGCAACAGGTTGTTGCCCCCCAGTATTACCCATAAGCAACTCTTTATTGAACATATTACACCCCCACCTTAGCAAGACCAACAGTAGCCAAACCTTTATCTCTGCTCAGAGCACTCGGAATGGAAGGCCACTGTACATTCCTAGGGAATCCACTCTGAAGTGTAATATCCCTAAGATCCTGTCTGTACTGCTTCACAGCTTCAATACCGTCAGGGGTACTGGGATAATCAGGGAGGATGTAGTAGTCCGTACCAGAGATCAGAGAGTCTCTCTTTCTACGAACCATGTCAGCCCATTGATCATTCGTCCACTCATCTTCAGGGTTGTATTCTTCTTCAGTGATGTTAAAGCGAGTCTTAAGCTCTTCAGTGAGATCGCCAAAGATCGTGTGATCATTATCCCAGATAGCCTGACGGAGAGTGTACAAACTCGTGTACTTATTATTTTTATACGTGTATCTAATCATAGTTAATCCCAAGACGAAGCCAAGTTAGCAAAAACAGTATTATTATTGTGAAAGGTCAAAATAATAATGTTTTGCTTCTTAAACGTGGGTGCTTTATTATTAGCCCACACAATACTTACACCACTCTGAGGAGTAAAGGTGACAGAAGTTGTGTCAAAAAGATAAAGTATTTTTGTTGCGCCTCTACCATTTACTCCCGCAGAAAGCGTAATATTAACTGCTTTATTAACTGCGTATTTAAGAAGTATACTCGGGGAATCTATAGAGATCGTATTATTCTCTACTTCCATCATTGTTTCATAGACAGTAATAGTACCACCATCACCTGTCTTAGGGATCAACGTACTAACATCAGGAATGCTAGGGAAGTCCGTAATCTGATTCTTAGTGTGCGTATGTGAGCTATTAGCTTTACCCGCAAGACCGCTAGTAAGAGCAGTGTTAGTAGCGTAATCACCCTTAGTCTGCTTCTTAGCAAGCTCAGCATTCACATACGTCGTATCAGCCTTACCAGTGATGTCAGGAATGTCAGCCCTATTGGCAAGCTCAGTAGTGGTACCTGCAGTACCACTGAGAACATGCAGATGCTTGGTATCCGTAGCATACGCTAGGACACCGTTATGGCCTGCAAACCCCTTGATCTGGGCGGCAGTGCCAGTAATTTGTTTTCGTTCTTTAATAGCCATATTAAGAACCTAAATCTCCATAATCAATATAACCGTTGAAGGTAGCAACATCAAGTTTAGCATTCAGCTTCGCCGTCAAATCAGTGATCTGTGCAGTCGTATGTGTATGACTTGCATTAGCCTTCTTAGCAAGCTCAGCAGTAAGGGTAGCAGTAGTAACATACCCAGAGAGCGTACTATTCAGGTTAGTAATCTCAGCTACAGTATGTGTATGCTTAGTGTTAGCCTTACTGGCAAGACCAGTCTGAAGCTCATTCTTAGTAGCGAGACCGCTAAGATCTTGCTCAGGAGGAGTACCAGTGATCTCACTATATGCAATGCTGTCCTTAGATGCAAGGGCACCTAGCGTAGGCTTGTTCAGAATGAATGCCTTAGACGTTGGTACAGTCTCACTCCAGTCAGCCTGCACCTGACCAGAAGCCATCTGGTCAGCGTACTGCTTGGCTCTCTCTGCCTGCTTAGTCGCTTCATCCTTACTAAGAGCGGCATTGTCAGCATTAGTCTTGGATGCCGTCTCAGAGGCCTTAGAAAGCGTTGCAGAGGCTTCGGAGGCCTCAGCCGAGGCAGAGGCATTAGCCGCACTAGCGGACGCTTCCTGAGCCTTCTGTGCGGCTGTATCAGCATCATCAGAGGCTTCCTGTGCCTTCGTCGTAGCCAACGTAGCCTGTTGAGTAGCCTTCGTAGCGCTACCCTGAGCAGACGCAGCACTGGTACTGGCGGCATTAGCCTTGTCCGTAGCAATGCCTGCCTGAGCAGTGGCGTCGTTAGCCTGAGCTTCAGCGAGGTCTACGTACTTCTGACCCTCAGTCTGCAGAGCTTTGATGCTAGCAGTCTCCTGAGTCTTCACAGCATTAGCGCTAGTGGTACCCTGAGTCCTCACAAGACCAATCTGTTTGGTACCTTCAGCAGTAACCTGTTGAACAACCTTGGTAGTCTCAGCCTGTACAGCCTTAACCTGAGTATCACCCTCGGCCTGTACTCTGTTGATTTCCTGAGTACCCTTGATCTCTACAGCACCTGCCTGAGCAGTACCTTCGTCTCTAACCCTCTGAATCTGAGTATCGCCCTCAGATTCAATAAGGACCATCTGTTCATCACTCTTATCAGTGACGGCTTGAACAGCGGAAGTCTTAGACGCATTGATGTCTTTAATAGCCTGAGTCTTAGCATTGGTAATTGCAGTGAGGTCAGAATCCGTCTTATCAGCGTTCTTCTTAGCCTCATTAGCGTAGTGCTTAGCAGAGTATTCAGAACCATCAACGGTACTACCAATCTTAGTAGCCCAGTCCTTAGCAGTGTTCTTAGAAGCAGTAGCTTCATCTCTAAGACCTTCCATAGTCTTGATGGTCTCAGGGATTCTATCAATCTCCGTAGCTACTTTCTTGATGTCAGTAATGTTCGTGCTATTGGTTCTGACGTGTTCAATGTTGTCACTAACAGTCTTGATGTTACCGCCAGTAATGGCAGTACCACCACCCCCAGGATTGCTAAGATCACCATAGTCCTCAAAGAACGAACTGGTCGTAGTTCCTTCAAGGTCAGCGGCAACGGTATTGATGTCATTGATGTTCAGACTATCAGTACGAACGTGCTCAATGTTGTCAGCAACAACCTTTACGGCAGGGGCAATCTGTTCTTGAAGATCAAGACCACTCTTGAGTTCGTCCTTAATGCGAAGAGATTCATCCTTAGCCGCTTCAGCAGTACCTGCATGACGCTCAGCCTCATCCTCCAACATCTGTACATGTTGGAGTACAGTCTCAGACCTATTGCTTGCACTGACAGCAGTACCAGCAGCAGACTGAGCAGTCACAGCATGAACCCTAGCCTTATCTACTTCAGGAGCAATACGGTTGGTAATCTCCTTAATAGCAGATTCCTTAGATGCAGTAATGTCAGTCTGTGCCTGATTGGCAATAGCCTGAGTATTCTGCTCATGCTGTTCTGCCTTAGTAGCGGCGGCTTCTGCTTTCTGCATTGCTACCTTAGCACCTTCAGCATCCTTCTTGTACTGTCCGTAGGTAACAATGTCATCATCATCAGTAGCCCAACCAACATTCGTGATCTTGTATCCGTGCATGTTAATGTCGGAGAACACGTCCTTAATACCAGAGCCTTCAGAGTATTCCTGAGCAATGTACATGAGCTGTTGGAAGTTCTCATCCATACTCTGATCATCGAATTCAGATCGACCATCAAAGATATGAATGGCTTCATTAATCGGTGTGATTCTACGAACAAGAACCTCAGAACCTGAAGCTACGTTCGGAGTAATGGCAATGTAGTCACCGTCCCATCGCCAAGTGTACGTACTCTGCTCAGTAGCAGAAGAATTGATCTCAACGTCATCCACGTACACATGAATGTCATCTTTACTAAAGTACGGTACTCTGACAGAGATACGGTTCAAGGAACCGTCAGATTGTTCTCTCTGAACAGAATACTGTACCTTCGGAGATTCAGAGGATACAGTACCCATGATTATTCTGAAATACCTTTAATAGCGCCAATACCAATTCTAAACGGTAAGAACGCACTGATTAGCGGGAAGTGCTGTGCCAACCCAATAGGATCACCAGTAGCGGTGTTGATGAGGTCTCTCTTAGTAGTATTCAAGAAACCCAGTGCAGGAGCCGTACCACCAATGTCCTGACTAGCGAAGGAACCAATATACGTCATAAGACCAAGCCCAGACGTAGCATTCACTGCCTTACCAACAAGAGCAGCAGGATCCTTGAAGGGATCCTTACCGTCCATAGCCTGAATACTGATAGCGGCTAGAACAGACAACGGGAGCTGTCTAACGACAAGCCCTGCGGCACTACCGATACCTCTAGTATTCGCGTATCTGCGGGTAAGAGCATTGTTTGCCTTCCATGCAAAGGACTGATATGCAAAGCACACCTTACCCCAAGCAGTGTTCAAGAAGCGAGGTCTATCACCTCGTCTTGCCCTAAGAGCTACCATACTGATAGCGGAGAAGCTGTTCTTAAGCACCGTATGAGCAATCTCGTAGTCCCAATCATTGACGTTCATACCGTGCTTTTCGTACTGACCGAGCATGACTTTCCACTCCTCTTTGGAGTAGCTCTCTGCTAGTTCACCAAGTTTAGAGATGTCCTTAGCCTTAAGTGCGTCTTCCAAAAGCTCGTCAACAATACCTGCACACATATTAGTCTGCCACTGTTGAATAGGAGCCTGCAGGTTAATCCATCGTTGATACTGCGCACAGTTCATGATGCCTCTACCTACAGCACTCTTAGTGACATCCGACATGTCATCAGGCAACACAGCAACGTCAGGGCGAATACGAGAGTCCATGGCACCCATCTTAGCAAGGATATTGGCAAGTCTCTTGCCATCCTGTTTGGTAACCTTAGACGTACCAAGACCCATCTTCAAAGCAGGAATCATGTGCTTTACGCACATACGTACACCGTACTCGTGAGCAGTATTGGCAATAGCTTCAACACTCTGATAGATACCAGAGTTCTTGAGCTGTGAAGCCATAGCAACCTGAGTAAGGACCTGCATGACAGGGCCGAGGGTTTCACCAGTAGCTCTACCCAACAGAGCATCGAAGGTCTGAGTAGCAACTTCTTCTGCCGCACGATCAGAATACCCTTGATTCTTGAGTCTGTCTCTGATGATGTCCTGCGCTCTACTGATATTCAAACCATTGTTGAGGTAGAACGTCTCACCAGTATTGTCCTTCATATGAACATGACTAAGAGCAATACGTCCAGTCTCTTCCTGAATGTTTCTATTCACGGTGTTCATGAAGTCACCACCGAGAAGAGCTTTTAGAGGGATACCCGTACTCTTACTCGGAGTGCTGTAATCCCACATGTAACGCTGTTTGAATGCACTGGCTTCACCAATGATCTTTGCATTACTAACTGCCTTAAGTTCAGTAGCCTGAGCAACAAGCGCACTCAGATTCAGGGATTCCAAAGCCTCCTTGGGAATATCAAGATCACCACCAACTTCAAGAATAAGTTCAGCGAGTCTTTGTTCGTTATCAATACCCGTAGATCTAATGGCTTGCTTGAGATCGTCATGACCAATCTTAGTGATGTACTTGGACATCAGGAATGCACCGATCTTAGTAGCGTCTACTTCTTCCTTAGTAAGGGCTTTGATGTCATCAGCCATCTGCTCACCGAGCATAGTGAAGACACGTCTGTAACCTTTCTGCATCCAATGGCCGTTAGACGAATCTGCCCACTTGGTTCGAACATTAGTAACGAACTCATCTCGTCTCTGGAATTCAGCTACAAGGACTTCGATGTCCTTTCGGAGCTGTTCAATTTCAGCTTCCATCGTCTCAACAACAGGATGATTATTACCTACATTAGCTCTAATCTGTTCAAGCCTTGTGATCTTGTTTTTGAGCTTAGTTTCCTGATTCGTAATGTGCTTCAATCTCTTGGGTCTACTCTGCTCAAGAGCTTCCACCATAGTAATAGCTCTACGATACTCTTCGTCTCGAAGATTGTTGGCTACTTCATCAATTCTATCAAGAGAGAACCTAGTATGGAAGTAGTTTTCGTCTACGGCAACTTCTCTGATATCCTTACCGAGACGGTTAACCATATTACCCAACTCAGTAGCAAGCCCAGATTCTCTGTAAGCCTCTACCCACTTCCTAGCGGTAGGACTAAGAGAGTCAATGTTAGGCTTCTCCATGACTTTGACAGCACCAAGCGTGAGGGAGTGCTTCACAGGAGGTTCAGGTTTAGCGAGCTTACTGGTATCTGCACCAGTGTTCTTAGCATCGGCTACAGCCTTGTTATAGGCATCCATCTCGGCTTTGTACTTTGCATCAAGCAAACGATTGTATTCATCACGAAGGGACACAGGACTACCATCAGTTACGGTAGTTTCATTGATCTTCAACTCCTGCTTGAGCCTACTGATCTTCTCAGTGAGAGCTTCAATGTGCATCTTACGCTCACCCATAGCCCTATTATAGTGATAGCTATTGCCTAGGAACGCAATAGCTTCAGCCTGTGCCTGCTCTCTATCCCTAAGAGGAATTCTAGTATTGGCCGATTCCATGCCAATAGCCTGCTTAAGATGCTCGAAGAAACCGTCATTAGCAAGCCCCTTCTCGATACAGAGGTCTTCAAACTTCTTGAGCTTAATGCTCAGCTCAGCCTGCAGGGCATCCTGCATAGCCGCCGCAGAACCACTGTCTGCTGCATGCCCGAACTGAGCAGCACCAAGGAGTTGTTCATCAAGCCTATCCCCATCAGATGCCACTCTGAGGTCATCAGAGAGCGATAGAGTGCCTTCATAAGCCTTTCTAGTATGTACCCCTTTGAGAGGGGTCGTGGACCCTGTAGAGGCCTTGTATGCGCGTCTAGGGGCATCTGCAAAGACCTTACTAGCAGACATACCTGCAGACATACCTACACCGAGGAGACCACCGATACTAGCGGAGAGAATGATTGCATTCGGATTATCATAGTTCCAAGCAACTCCGGGGATAGCCTGAGCGGCACCTGCACCACCCCAGTACGAGGCATACAGCGCTTTCCTAGCTACAGGCGTCATACCCTTCTCAACCCACTTGGCGAACTTAACAGCGGCACTAGTACCCTTCATAGCGGCACCTACGGGACCTGTAGCGAGCAGAACCGCGTTCTCAGGAGCTACGAACTGCGCACCAAGAGCAATCACTGGATGGTCCTGCCATGCCTTTTCAGCCATGAGCTTATGTTGAATAGTAGCTCTAGTATGGTCCTCGTCTTCCTTGGATCTAGTGTTCTTGATCTCATCAAGCATGGCTTCGTTGAGCTTACTACCATAGGTAGTCTTCATCTCTTCCATGAACTTGTTGTTAGCGCCACTATCTACGTATGCCTGATCAAGACGATTAGGTTTAGTTGCTCTATTGTACAGAGCGGTACTCATGCTGTCATACAGCCACGAGTATTTGAAAGCCTGCCACATATCAATACTATGTTCAGGCTTGGAGTAATTAGCGGGGGAATACGAGGACGTAACGCCCTGCCATTCCCCAGTAGATTCAGGAGTCCCCACTCCGAAGTCAATATCGGGGACTGCCGTTGAGTATTTTTGTGGGAACATCCTTTATCCTTATTAGTGTTCAGTCTCGTGCCAATACTTGTAGTACATTCTGAGACCACGTTCAAGTTTCATCTTTCTACCGAAACCGCTCTGCTTGTACGGAGCAGACGCCTTGAGTCGATCCATAGCCGCATCAAGTTTATTCTGCTTCACAAGCTCAAGAGCTTCGTAGTACCCATTGGCATTGCGTCCTGCATGCCAAGAGTAGTCAGTAGTCGCAACGATCACAGGCAACAGCATAGGGTTAGTCGTAGCCCTCTCCCAATCCGTACCCGTAGCCTTAGAGAACTTGGTCGGAATGTTGTTGAAGTACCAAGTGGCGAACTCACACGTAACTCTACTAAGAGCGATAGCATCACCCTCAGCGGCTTCAAAGCGCTTATCCCAAGCAGGGTAACCTCTCTTGTAACCAATACCAATCACAGGATCTTTAGTAACCTTCGGATTAGTAGCAGTCCAATTCAGGAGCATACCCTCTTCCTTGGCAAGCTCCGTCATAACGATAGTGCCAAGAGCCTGTCCAAACACAGAGCCAGACATGGCACCCGTGGTATAGAACGTTTCAAAGCCGTTCTTGCCATTACTCACCTTAACAGGGGTAATATTATTATGCGAAATATCCATCAAATTCTCGAATAAGCCAATAGCATCCACAGCATATCTACGATAGATATTGCCAAGGGTATTGGCATACAGAGGGCCTACACCCTCTGGATTAGCCATGAATCGCTCAATGACATCCGCATCTCTCTGACTCAGAGGCGGATAGTATTTGCCATTGGGGCCATAGAACCCATGACGCACTCTGTTCAAGATATGCTGACCAATGAAGGACAAACTATCCTCAGCACCCTGAAGGGCGTTATAGGCATCCATAGCGAGGTTCAACTCAGGAGCTTTGAACTTCTCCTTGAGGTAATCACCTGCCTTGCTCATCACGAGCTTAATGGCGTCGACAGTGCTCTCATTAGCCTCAGAGAGCAAGTCTTGCACTTGAGCTGTGTTTTCGGGATTAGTAATCCAATCCCAAATATCAGTGGCTTTCTGCTTGACCTCAGCAGGGATGTCAGAGTTCTTGATGTCTGCGCCAATAGACTGAATGGTCTTGGAAGCACCAACGAACTTATCCTCTGCGTCCTTAGCAAGAGCGTCAATATCAAGACTATCATAAGATTCACCGATGCTCTCTCTGGAAGCATCCCATGCAGTCTTAAGAGCCTCACTGATATTCACAAAGTTATTACTAACCTCTTTGTACTGACTCTGAAGTTTATCGGGATCAGTAACGAACACGAACTCACCCTTGCCAACCTCCATGATGTTACCACTGGATTTGATGTTCTCTACACTTTCAGGATCCAAGAAGTCACTATCTTCGAACTCCGTAATCCTAGATCTGAGATCCTCAGCAGACACGATCTTAGAACTAGCAGACTCCTGCTTCTGAGCAACGTAATCATCTTTGAGCTTATCGTAGAGATCAAGCACTTCTCTGTTGGTGTACCTGCGTCTAGCAGGCATACCAGAGTCAGCAGGCTCAAACACCTGCTCAAGTCCACCAGTATCGGGATTAAGGAATAGCGCAACGTCACTATTGCCGAACGTACTAGTAACATCACCAAGACCAATGTTCTGTCTCTTGGCAAGCTCAGTAAGGGTACTCTGAAGAACTTCAGGAATGAACTCTCTAGTGGTATTACCATCACTACCAAGAATAGCAAAGATAGGCGCATTACCATTGGGAGAGATCATCGTGTAACCGTCATTCAGGGACTGCACAACACCGACAGCCTGAAGCGTCTCAAGCTCCTTGCCTTCCATAAGCGTAGTACCTGCACTCTGAAGCATAGAAGTGATGTTAGGCGTGTAAGCCTTCATGGTAGGAGCAAGCACCTTAGCAAGCCCATCATTGAAGCCAAGACCGCCAAAGCCATAGCCAAAGAACGTGTACTTATTAGCTACACCTTCACCCAACCAATTAGCGATCTTAGTGTCCTCGGTAATGCTATCACCGAGCTTGTACGTACTACCGCTGTTGAGATTACTCCAAGCCTCGTGGAGATTGTTGTTAATCTCCTTGATAACTTCAGGCTTCTTATCACCTGCAGCAGCACTGGCTGCTTGAATTGCAGGGATAAGCTGTTGATCCAAGAAGATACTGAGTTTCGGACCAAGATGATCTCTAACAGTCATTTTGATGTCGGGATCATCAGAGTTAATGAGTTGACTGAGTACCATAGCAGTGTGGGCCACGTCGTCACGGAAGAAGTCACCACGGGCACTCATACCGTTGGTAAGTTTCGTTGCAAGGCCCTCAATGTATTTATGACTACCCTTGAAGTCTGTGAACTGACACATCTGGGTAATGATGTCTTTTGCAACCTCTTGCTGACTGTAAGGAGTACCCGTCTGTGCTGCAATAGCTTTATGTTGGTCATCCACTTTTTTAGCGAGGTTCTTACGCCAAGACTCGCTACCCGGACTTCCTGCAAGAGGCGCCATACCAGAAGCCATGGCATTACCCTCAGCCTTCAAGAACTGAGCCTTCTTTGTACTGAAGCCATTCAAGAGACTAGCAAGCGTCATGGGTTCAACACCCATAGCCTTCATGGTGGTAAGCATACCACTGAACTGCTGTTCCAGTTCAGGAGTGTACACCATTTCAGGGTTATTAGCTACAATACTAGCCTGAGCAATGTAGTATTGTCTAGCTTCACCGAGTTTATTCTCAGCAAACACCTTGATGCCAAGACTCGTCTTAGGATCAATGTACCCATCCTTGACGAGTCTATCCATGGTACGAGTCATACTGTTCACAAGACCCACAGCCTCTGGAGAATCCATCTTGGCATTAGTGAGCATGTTCTGGAAAGACCCACCAAGAATCTGACTACGATACTGGAGTTTGTCAACTCCCATAATCGTAGCATTGGTGTCAATAGCATTGATCTGGTCTTTCAGACCATTGTACGTAGCTTCTTCATCAAGGATAAACCCCTGATTACTAAGCCTAGCAGACTCAGCAGAGTTACTAAGGAACGAATTAACGCTCATGTAGTCACCGTTCATACGGTACTCATTAGTCTTAGCAACCATCTGCTCAGCATGGTTCTTTACAGCCGCACCCTGAACATTCTTAAGTTGATTAATTAGATTATCAGCCGCAGAAGGATTCGTATCCCTAAGCTCAGTAGCAACGTTAAAGAGACCTTCCTGAGATTTCCTGATCTCTTCCAGCATCTCTTCACTGCCCTTGCCATTAGCAATGGCCGTGTTCACAATGTCCTGTGCTTTACCAATGACAGTCTGTAGATCAATCTGAGCCTTTGCGTACTTGGCTCCCTTGAGATACTGATCCTTACCGAGCCAACGATCAGTATCCACAGCATTAGCCAACTGATCAATCTGCCCCTGTCTAAAGGCATTATCTTGGATTTGTTTATACGTAGTGCTAAAGAGCTTTCCCAAGTTCTGAGCTACTTCGCTGTAATCCGTAGGCGTGTACAGTTGATCGCTCGTCCCATGATAGGGATTAACAAACGAGGCACCACCTGCACCTGCAAATTTCTGTTCAATCATATTAAAGTCCTAATGCGGAGGATTTCTTGCTGTAGTTTCTGAAGAAGTCCACAGTACCGTCAGGATTCTTAATCATAAATCCATCCTTTCCCATATACTCCATGCCCTTTGCCCAAGATTGACTAGTCATCTTGCTAGTCATATCCCCCTTCGAGATAGAGAGCTTTCCACTGGATTTACTACCAGAAGAAGACCCACCTACGCCCTTGGAGGCATAGGTCTGCGCAATGCTAGCCCCTGCACTGATTGCATCCTGAAGTGCTTCGGAGACATCGAACTTCTTTCTGTTGACATTAACCCCAACGAACTGAGCATCCGCAGTATTGATGAGATTCTGAGCCTGAGCATTCAGGTTCCACTGCTGGGTTTCGTAGTTGAATCTAGCCATCCAATCCTGTTGAGATGCTTCAAGGTCGACTTGACTCTTGGCATACGCCACTGCACTGCCGACCTGATCAGCTGCCGCTAGCGTATTCCTAGCCTCAGCATTAGCCTTCACAGCCTGAGTCTTGTTGTACATCAAGGCACTCTGAGTCTCCATAGCAAGGACTGCTCGCTGTCTGGAGACTTCAGAGAGGTTTCTACCAAGCTCCTGAAGCGTGCTCTTGTTCTGAGCATCAGCTGCTTTCAACTGAGATTGAAAGGTCTTCCACGCTTCTTTAGTCTGTAACCTCCCAACGATACCCCCAGTAACGGTACCTGCAATGGCACCGATGAGCATACCCCAAGGGTTACCATTACTCATCTGGAAGCCCTGCGCCATCCCCTGAGAAGTCATCTTATGCGTAGTATTCAGGGGATTGTCGAAGGTTACAGTGTAATTGTTATTTCTATACGCCATATATTAATACTGCTTTCTATTTCTATTCTGATGAAGTCTGATGTTGTAAACCAACGACAGAACATTCATCTCTTTAGTACCTGAAGTGCTAAGTCTGATCTCTGCTGTATGAGCATTCAATCTGCAGGGAACAAGGATGTCACCAATCTTACTGATCTTGTTCTTACCAAGATCAAGTTCTCTAGCGCTCCAAGTAAGACCAGTACGGTTGTACTTCTCTTGTGAAGTATTCACATCGCTGAGGGTAACGTTGAAGTTACCACTTCTCTGAACAGTAATCAATGCACTCTGGAGCGTATCCTTTGTGTCAGAGATCATGCGTCTGTTGCCTGTGCTGTAGCTAGTGCTGTACACGACAGGAGAGTTCGGAGTAATGGCACTCTCGTAGCACCAACCGACCATGATCTTGTCAGTCTTGTACGAACTGTCGAGCGTGATGGTGTTTCCGTTAATCGACGAGATACCGATAGGCTCCCCTACCAGACCTGCCGTAAGAGACGCGAGAACGAGCTTCTCGCGGTTCTTAGTGCCTTGGAGGTGTTTGGGTATCTCGATGGTCTTGGTCGTCGCCTGAGACGTTCTAGACACGTTTACGGACACATCCTGAGCACAGTCGAGGAACACCACAGTATCCTGCGTGAGGTACTGCGCAGTCTTCGTATCAATACTACAAATCAGACAGTTGTTACCGTCTTCAGCAGCATCAAGCACTACACATACTTTATCTCCAGTATAGTGCATAGCACAGACTCTACCTGGAAGTTTCCATTCATGAAAAGAGATCAGAGTACGTTCCTGATTATTCCAGAAGTATTCACAGACATAAACAGTGTACGGATCTTTATCACTCGTGAAGTACACGATGTTACTGTTACTGGCACATACAATGTGCCTACAAGATCCCTGCATCATCTTAGGGATATGGTCCGTAAGAGACTGCGGGGTGTACACAGAAGACGTGTACGCAGACGGAGTAAGTTCTCCAACACCGAAGTAATCACCGCTAGGCTTACTAGCGTACATCAACGTTTGACCAACCACAGCGGGCCTTGCATTCGTGTCTACGTTCTCTTCAGACGTAATCACAAGCATAGCATTCTGTGACGTAATAGCTACATTACCAGTAGGAATCACAGCCTGATGCGTACTGGCGAACAAGATCAAGTCTTTGTTGAACTGTACGCTATGTTCAAAGCTAGCACTACTGATGCTACCCGAAGCTACTTCAAAAGGATCATCATCAAGGATCTCAGTAACGGTACTTCTCATAGTCCTAGTAGGATATCTACTAGCACTGAGACACACTCTAGACCCACTCATGAGCACCAATCTACCCATGAACGTACCAATACCTGTAATACCGTCGTACACATAAGCAGGAGTAGGATTGTTCTCCTCATCACCTGCCTTTCTACCTTCGAAGTCTACAGCCTTGATGGTAACTCCAGTACCTTCTTCATTAGGAGAAATCTGAACAGGCATGTTCTGAATCTTCTGTACAGAACTTCTCTTACCGCATTCATTCCAAGAGAGCGTGGCATGATCCCACTCGTAGTATTGCATAGCAGAAGTGCTAGTACCTACCTTACAAATCCAGTTATCAGCTACACTAGGAAGCGTAGCAGGAAGCTCAGACACATTGCGTACCTTAGCTCTAGTGCTAGCCGTAGCATACGTAGTACCCGACTTGTTCACAACACCAAGCCAGTCACCGTCCTTCTTACCGTCACCAAGACGGATGAATACACTGGCGCCTTCTCTAGTCGGATAGATATTCGAGAGGCTATAGATCTTGTCGTAGATCTCCTTAGCTACACCTTCAGGTGTACTCTTAGCCGCATCACCAGAAGCAGTACCTGCAGGAGTGGTATACGAGATCTCGTGAGAGAACGCTACACCCTTGTACTTGCCTTCAAGTCTGAAGGAGTATTCCTTAAGGAATGCACCAGATTTAATAGTGAGATACCCACTAGTCTCATCGAGATAATCAGCACCGCCCGTAATAGGCTTAGGCTTCTGTTCAGTATTCAGAACCCAACCAAGACTAGTGTTGTTCGTAGCTCTAAGGGATCCTGCCTTGCTAGCCTTGAAGTAATCTGTCTGACCACTGGACAACAAGGTCGTCATTCGCTTGTCTAACGCAAGCCATTTACCTGAGTTCGTAAAAACGATAAGGTTAATCTGCAGGGAACCAACTTCCATGTACTGAGACCATACCTTAGTCCAGTCAATGTCCCCATTAGACTCTAACTCAAACGCCTTGAGAAGTCCGGGCCTACGTCTCAAACCCGTAACAGGGTCAGACAGCATATTCACTTGCTCAGTGAGTTGACCGTTCTGTCGCTCTCTAGGCGTCTGCTGTGAGACACCGTACAACAAAGACGGATACGCCAATTCAACGATCATACTCTACCTCTTAGGTCAACAAGGATCCCAGATACGTAATCCCCGCACGGCTCTTCCACGTGCAATACTTTCTCTTCCTGAGATGTTCAGCAAGCATCTTGTTGTATGCTTCCTGTTCTCTCAACTGCATCTCCTGCAGTACGTCTTCAATACCAAAGTCCATGGTGTACGCCTTACTGGCCGCTCTACAGGTAATCCACTGAGCAGCAGTTCTAGGAAGGTCTTCGAACTTAATGTCCTCATGAACTTTAACAACAATCTTATCTTTGAACAAGAAGGAGCCAGTATCCAAATCAAAGATGGCCCTACCTCTAAGTTCATAGTTCTTACCGTCAGCCGACTCAATGCTAATAGCATTCTCAGGAGCAGGCATATCGCCTTCGCTAGACGGATACAAGGTAACCACTCTTGTATTAAACCACCAACCCTCTGCCAACAAGGTCTTACGAACAGTGTCAATGGTACTCGTAATCAAAGTAACCGTGGGATGCTTATTGTCCACACGAGTTACAGGTGCCTCACCAAAGTAAGGCAGAATATTATTTACAGCTTCCAACAAATCCATGGGGAATCCCCTTAGTGTCAGAGGATTCCCCTCTGAATTATTCAGCCTTAGATGCAGTCTGCTTTTCGGATGCCTTACGGGTTCCAGGCTTAGCCTCAGCCTTCGGGGCACCCTGATACCCAGGTCGGTTCACTTCGTGAATTGCGGCCTGAGTATTATGGGCAGCAGACCAGACACCCTGCATATCAATGATAGTAGGCATACTGGTCTCCTAGATTAAGCAGCCCCAGCAGGCTCTTCAAACAGACAGACGACGCAGGCGTCAGGACGACGGATACCAACGTTGTACATCGTGTAGCAGTCAAGCACCTGAGCAAAGTTCTCGTTATCCTGCCAGAGGTTCGTCGTGAAGTCCTTAGCCTTGATCGTCACGAGCGTCTTAGAGCGGGAGAACGTAATCATACCCGCCTTGAGGTCCGTAGCGTCGCACTTGAAAGCCGTACCAAGCGGATGAGCATTCGTGTCCGTCGGCCATTCAAGAACTTCAATAACAGGAATGCCATTGAGTCGAACCATACGACGACCAGAGTAGTCACCACCATTCACGTTATCAAACTGAACGTTGATGAGCTTCGGATGTTCAAGCAGAGCAGAATAGATCTCAGGCTTGACAATCGTAACCATGTCGGCAAGCGGAACCTTGTTCTTGATAAGGTAATCAACACCCTTCTTATGAGTAAGGTTAATAGCGATAGCATTAGCTTCAAGTTCAGCCTGCGTCTTAGCATCAGCCTTGAACTCGCCCGTCATCTCAATACCGTCATTGATGGACGGCTTGAGGTGCGCAGGCACCGTAACCTTACGCGCCTTGATGAGCTGAATGATATGAGCGTTGTCATACATTTCAGCAAATTCATAGCCGTTGTTACGAGCAATTTCCATCAGACGATCCGGTGCCGTCCACTGGTCCTGCCAGTCAAAGACTTCACGGATATACAGCACCGTGTCAACAGAGAGAATCATCTTCTCGTTCGTGACTCGCTGTGCCGTCAGGGTTTCACCCGCCTTACGGCCCATAACCTTAGACGAACCGATTCGGTCGATACGGTACGTATTCGTTTCGTTAGCAACAGAACGTTCGTTCGTGAAGCCACGCATCACAGCATTGTACTCGAATCTGGATTCGACTTCGCCAAGATACATTTCGAGATGCTGATCGGTATCGGCGTTCTGACCCGACCAATGATTTCGGGAATAATACGGCTGCCACGGAGTATTAGCCATTCTTTAGTTTCCTTATATTAAAAAAAATAAGGGAGCACTTGGCTCCCTGTTTAATTAGATACCCTGCTGTCTACCGATAGCACGGCGCTTCATAAGATCCTGATAACGTCTACCATACGTACCAGATTCGAGAGAGGCACCACCTGCCTCCTGTACGAGCTTACCCAACTCAACCTTGAGTTCGTCGAAGCTCAGCCCCTTCTGGGGAGTCATACCGCCACCCATCTGAGGCATGGACGATGCACCCTGCCCATAAGAGCCAACGCTGTTCATGAGCATCTGTGCACCTTCCTTAATCTTACCATTGTCAATCATCGTCTTCACCGTCTCCTTGAGATACGCAGGAGCGTTGGCGTTGAAGATAGCAACTGCCTGATCCCACGATTCCTTACCACCTGCAATCTGATACGCAGTATTGCGAATCATGTTGTCCGCATTGTTAGCCTGTGCGATCAGAGCATTAACCAACCCCTTAATCGTGTCCTCGGTACCTGCGTACTTGGAACTAAGCAACGTCTTGTCAATCAGTTCAGGATCGTTGTAGTCCACAGCATTACCGACAATCTGCATGAAGTCCTGCGGACTCATACCTGCAGAGGCAGTAAATGCCTTGATGGCACCGTCAAGGACTGCGTCACCAGACGAGAGGCCACCCCAGTCTGCGTCTGCCGTAGGACGCGTATCCTGAGCCGTAGACGCGTCCGTAGCCCTCGTTGGAGTGTACATACTCGGAGGCGTCGTCGGCGCCGTAGGCGCGTTATTAGGGGCGTTCTGAGGGGTGTCAGGAGTACCTGCCACCTGAGATTCAGGATTCGGATTCGGATTCTGATTCATAGGGTCTGTCATTTAATTTCCTTAAAAACCTTGAAGCATACCGCCTGCCGCCTGAGAGGCGTCAAGGGCAGTAGCCTGTTGTTGCATTGCCTGCATTTGAGCCTGAGCTTCCTGAGCTTCCTGCTCAAGCTGTTCGTCAGACTTCATAACCTTATCGAGCGTAACACCGTTGTTCGTCAGAATCATGTCGATGACGCCTTCGGTGTTGAATCTCTTACTGAGCTGTGACATCGCAGGGATGAGCACACCAAGAGTCTGAATACTGGTCAGGAGTCTTTCAGTGTCATTCCCTCTACCAAGAGCCGCAGTACCAGTAAGGATCTCGAACTTGATCTTGTTCGCCATGATGGCGGCTTCGATCTTCTTATCTTCTTCTGCCAAGAGCAGATACGCAATGGGCTTGTGCAAAGCCTCAGACAACTGAGAGTAAACACCACCAAGAGCCTGATCTGCTTCAGCAACCTTCTGTCTGATCTCTTCAGCCGTGACTCGTTCTGCATCACGAACATTACTCGTGTACATAAAAGCAATACTGAGTCTGCCGATAATCTGTTCAAGATCCACCAGAAGATTCTTAATCATGTTCGCATCACCTGCGTCAGTCTTACCAACTGCGTCAGGATCAGCCTGAACCCATTCACCAATCTCTGCTTCAGCAAGAGCGTCGATGTCACCACCACTACCACTCTTGACGAGATTCACTACTCTACATGCGTCAATCTCGTATTTGGCGAGGGCTTCGGAGAGACATGATAGCTTGGCGAAGTCTCCAGCGAGGTCTTCGACGAGTCCGTGTCCGTAAGAATCGCCATTAACAATACTCCAAGCAACAGGAATGTAAGGGCACAGATTTTGAGCGAAGATGATTTCTTCTCCGACCTGATGTCCTTCGATCTGTTGACTGACTCTGTACCTTCCATCTTCTTTAATCCTTCTGACTCGTGTATACAAATCGACAGTGTCTCTGGGTTCTTTACCCTGAGCATTGATAAATGCTTTAATGTCGACTGGAACTCTATCATAGCTAATCTGTTCACACAGCACCATGTCAAGCACAGTACCGTCTGCGTCTCTCAAGAGACTGTAGTTTCTCGGAGTGTACACAACGAGCTTGTTCTCCTTGCGTACAACCAAAGCATTACCAGTCACAATCAGAGTCTTAATCAACTGATGCAACTGTGCATATCCTGCATTCATCAGAATGCGTTCCGAGCTTGTGTTCTCGATCTCGGTAAGCGTTCTCTTCCTTTCACCAAGAGAACCCAAGAATTGTTTAAGCTCCTTCGTATCCCTGAGCTTAAAGAAAGAAAGCCCAACAGGGAACAGGAGCTTGCACAGCTTAGCCGTGAGGTTGTTAACCAACACAGCACCCATGGACTGGAAGTCACGTTCAATCACATCATTACCCTGAAGATCGTCAATCTTCATACTGTGAGGGAACACAGAAGCTACAGTCCACTTACTGTACTGTTCGAACTTATTGAGGAGTCTTAAATCCCTGTACTCCTCAAACAGGGTTTGATGCGTCTTGTCGATCATTAACTACCAATCCCAACCATCGTTAACCAATGCCGAGGGAAGCACTGACATTATCACCGACTCGCTTCTTACGACGAACACCACCACCGCTGTAATCAGCATAGCCCGTCTGCACATTACCAGACGACTCAGCAGTATCCGCACCAGTAGAACCTTCAAGCATGAGCCTGTTCTCTCGCTCGATACGATCGCGTTCCTGCTGTTCACGCATACGACGTTCGGCTTCAGCGGCACCATTATCACCGCCACCGCCAAACCACTTCTTAACCTTTCCCATTAAATAACTCCAAGGGCCGCAGACATACCTCTGCCTCTCTTACGTCTAGGCGAACCCGTGTCGCCAAGACCAAATCTATCAACAATATTACTATTACCAGTCTGAGAAAACGACTCGTCACCACTAACGTCCGAGGTACCTGCAGAGAAGTTGCTTTCAGGAATGTCTTCCGTAGCCCCAGGCTTACTCGTGTTGTTATATGCAGGTTTAAGCTCTGTCATGACTGGGGTATTAGACCACTGGGTACCATCCCAGTACCGAGTACCCTTGTCACCAACCTTCGATTTGTTGAACTTCGACATCAGTTTACTTGATGGCTTATAAATCCTGCCTTCACCAACATACGAACCTGCGCCTTGGGTCTGCCACCAGTCGTACTGGGTTTTATTCAGATACCCTTCATCAGTGAAGTGAGTAGTCTTTTCCCATTCAGCCTGTGCCTTCTGTGCAGCGAGCTTTCTTTGACGTGCTCTTTCTTGCCGATCCTCTGCGAAGTCAATTCCGCTACCCATTACATGATCCCCAACGAATCACTGGATCCGAAATTAAAACGCTTCTTTCTCTTAGCGAACGGATCATCCGCATAAGAACCACCACCACCAGTGTTGATAGTAGCAACGGCTTCTGCCATTTCGTCACCCTTGAGGATAGCGGCTTCCTGCTGCTCCTTGAGCTGTTGGTTATACAGCTCTTCCTGCTGTCTAGCCTGATCCTGAGCCGCCTTAGCCGTAGCCTTAGACTGGCTGTACCCACCAAAGGTAATCAAGTCTTTAAAAAATCCCATTAGATTTTTCTCTAAGTTTATGAAACGTACCTGAGTAGCTGTACGCACCTGTCCTTCTAGACATCCAGATGTACGAGCAACCGCAGTTGTACGCAATTCTTAGCAAGCGCTTTGTAATCGCAGACATAGCTTTAGGACTGTTGCTTACAGTCATCTGCATAGTCAAAACAGAACCAACAACATGAGGATCATAGCCTATGTCGAAGATCGCAAACGCTTGCTTACCTTCATCATCAGTACCTACAAGAACACAATTAGAAGCACACACAGCAGATAGAGTCAACCACTGACTCCAAGGTACCTTATCACCTTGGTACATCGGGTAGTCTTCAGCGTGTGCTTCAATCACATTACGCAAGATATTGATGTTTGGTACCTCATAGTGATACTCATCGAGGGATACCATTAGTATCCTCCTTGAGCATCTTCTTTACCTGTTGCTCGATGTACTTAATGACTGAGCGTTGTCCGTTACGATAGCACATCACACCGTACTTGTCATTACTAGTGTCTTCAGGAAAAACCTTATCGAGTTCTTTAACGTGTAGAGGTAGCCATACTACTTTACCAACAGTAGTAGTTTGTAGAGTTTTAACAGTAGTTTTATTATTACTCATCTCATAACCTTGTAGCAAACGAGTATATAGTATACTATAATATACTAGAGTGTATTATATAAAGAACTAATATAGTACGTAATACATAAATGTACTAGTGTACATACTATGTACATTAGTATATTACACCTATACGTACTATAAAAGTTCTTTATTAGACCCTACATAGTAACATTAGGATACTAGCAGAATGCGAACTCCGATTCCAGTACCTCATCTAGAGACAATGTCCCATGAGGAGGGAGTTGTACCTCTGTTCTGTTCTCTGCAGACAATACGAAATGGTCCTTGGCATCGTAATGTGCGTACAGATCCACAAATTGTCTGAGCAGTTCAGTTCGAAGAACAGGTACATCACAAGCGTGAGTACCAAAGCTGTCATGGATACAAAGGATACGACCGTTAAAAGCATTAACCACCTTAATCAAATGCGAACTATCCATCGAGTGAATGAAGTTCGGACTAATACCGTTGATAGCTTTCATACGATTGTATTCTGCGCCACTAAAGCCATAAGAGATATTCGTCAAACCCATACAGCTAAGACGCACTAGCTTCATGTGGTAGCTGTCCTTGTAGTTAACAACAGGAACACCTACTGGAGTTATCCATCTAATCGCATCGTCTTGGGATTTAACTAGCTCCTTAAGAGCATCCATACCTTCTTTGGCTTTAGGGACAGTAGCTTCAACGGCTTTTCTAAGAGCCTTGCCAATAGGAGTGCTAAGACTGATGTAGCTGTAACCACTGGGAATCTCAACACCCTCCTCGACTAGCTCCTCCGTTACGTAATCAATACAGCTTCTAAGCGTAGCACTGTACACGTAGGTCATCACAGGACGCTTAGCCATAGACCTAGGAATCCCCCTGTCCTTCCACCACTTGATGATGAACGCATCATCCGTAACTTCAGGAAGGAATTCCATAGCCTTCTCCGCTACAGCCTTGTAGATGTCGTGCTTCTCATCAGAATCACTCTTGACGAGGTTCGTGTAGTACCCGCCTACCTCGTCTCTCAGCATAGCGCTGTAGTGCTGTAGACCACTGCAGGTGGCGTCCATAGCCACTGGGGTATGGGAGATATGCTTGGTGGGGTCAGAGAGCGCTAGAGCGCTCTCTAAGTCCCATCCTGCTTGCAGGAGCGTGAAGGCAGTATCCTTCTCTGGAGGATCGACATTCAGCGGATCATGAAGGAATGCTTTAATTTCCTCCCAATGTTCGTCGACCCACTGAACTCTGAGATCAAAGTTCTTCTTGTCGTACCCACAGCAGTTGGCTACATGAACCTTCAGCCAGTACAGTCCTTCTGCGCCTAACTCTTTACCCTCTGCAAAATCAATACACCCCTTGATTACGTCAGCACTCTGGGGATTGATCGTGCTTCTGAAGTACACCCTACCACGCCAATCAATGAACGCAGGACAGTACCACCTCGGCTCATCCTTGAGTTCATTCAGATACCTGAGCCTGCCATTCAATCCGCTCTTCTTGCCCAGACGAGTGTTCTCATACGTGTACCAGCTCTTCATTTCGAGCTTCCACTTCGTGAACAACTCAAGCTCGTCCTTTGTAGCGGAGTCCTTATCCCATCCTTCAGGGAAAGGGAACGGGGGTTGAGGCTGTGGACCATGGGGAGGAAGCCCAAGCAATCCCTTGGGAGAGGCGAACGCCTTCCTAGCAACCTCTAGGACGCGCGTATTAACGCGATACGGGACTTCCTGAGCCTTGGTCATACCTTCCCTTACCTGAGCGTCCTCGACGCCTCCTACGCGCTCTGTTACCCATTTACGGAGATCCCTAGGCATAGCGTGGAGTTTCATCATCGGACAATGGTTTCTCAGTTCAGGGATGATGTACCCACCATTGTACATCCCCCTCCACGGAAGGGGCTTGATGAGCATCACAGGGAACTGGATCACTGGATGGATGTGATCGTAGTTGTTCTGGATGAACAACTTCACTTCATCAGAGAGTTCAACCAGAGAAGGAGCACGGCGACTACCGTTTGTGATCGTGAAGAGACCTGCCTTCCAGATAGTTTGCATCACTACCTTTGCAGTACCCAGCCTCTCTTGTTCAGTCCAAGGTTCATAGTTAATACTAAGATCCTTATAACCAGTGAGGTACTTGGCTCTGATGGTACGCACGTCATGTACGCATTGCTCTTTAACCTGAGAAGCGATACGAGCATTGTAGTACGGATTGATCTCCTCGAATTTACGAGCGAGCAATTCCGTCTCAATAGCCATACCAATACGTCCCAAGATGCACTGAACAGTTCTGTGTCTCGGTTCAGGAGAACTGCCGTTGGAAAGGATGATTCTCAAACCAATCATCATGGATGCTTCAATCCCTAGCTTACGGATGTGTGCGCTGTACTTTGCACCCACTCCTCGACAGGGCTTAGCTGCTTCCGTAAGATCCTCAACCAACGTAGCAAAAGACCTATTAATGATCTTCTTACCAACCCCTACATCAGGAAGCCTACCGTTATCGACGGCCTCTTTCATCTGTTGGTACGCTCTAGCCAAGCCTTCTTGGTAGAACCTACGTTCGTATTGAGCTTCTTTCTCAAGTTCTTCATCGGTATAATCAGGACATTCCGTCATCAGTTCTCCTTATGTTTTAAGATTAAAGCGCTAGCACATGGTCACAGAAGTTGCTCAGAGTACAGTCTGCAGAATCAACGTCAGCGAACAGCTCGTCACCGTAGAGCTTTCGGATCAGACGCATGGCATCAAGGTGGTTATTATACCAAATCTGACACGCCGTGTAAACCTCATAGTTGTCAACCATGGTAAAGTAGTAGTCCTTAGCCTTGGCCATATCAGACTCCTTCTGACCCTTGTGCGGTGCCCTAAGCGTGTACTTGATGATATTACCAAGAACAAACGGGATCGCAGGAGCAATGTCCAGAAGATCGAAAGACTTTGCAGTCTTGGAATACGCATTCAGGCTCTTCTTGAGCTCATCAGAGGTAACATACGGATCGTTACTGTATACCTCATCGTCATACGACTCATAGCCGTAGTAGTCGTCTTCGCCTTCATAAGGCACAGCTTTATAAGGCTCATCGCCGTAGTAATCTTTTTCGCCTTCATAAGGCACATCTTCATAAAGCATAGTCAATCCTTTAATAGTATTCCGTAATCTGACGAGAGTTAGCCTTACGGATCTTGTAGAAAATAAAGCAACTCTTAGGCGTCGAATTCCACACAGGCGCTTTGATGATAATATCATCATTGTACTCGTCATACGTGTAGTAAACGATGTAGTAGATGGGCTCATCTGCAGTTGCATCAAAGAATACACAAGCGCATTCGCGGGTAAAGCCCGAAGCACTGAGAGTTTTAATCTCATCCCTATAGTATTGCTTGCCATCCACCGCTACACATCCTGAATTACCAATAAGAGCGTCAATTTCCCACTTATCAAGTACGATGTAGTTTTCTTCCATAAAACCTCAACCCTTTAAGATACCAATAATACTTACGTTACGACATTCAATCATGCCCTTCCCATCAAAGGGAAAGAACCCAGAGATATCATCGTGTTCAAAATACATTGCAAGGTAGAACTTGTCTTCCTGTACATCCTTGAATAGGTAGTACCAGCGTTTCTCTCCAGAGGTTTCATCATCCACCCTTTCATTCATAATGTACTGGAGGTAGTACCCATCAGCAATAACCGTATCCTTGTAGTGCAACTGGTTAAGAACTTTACTAGGGAACTTATGAATCTTCTTACGCATCACGCATCTCCATAATAATCGACCAAACTCTGCATACTCTCCTTGAAGTCATCAGGGATAGCCTTGTACAGAAGATCAGCGAACTCTCGTGCAGCAGACTGCGCATGAGGATCATGCCTCAGACTCCACACTCGGTACCAGAACATCAGAGACCCAGTCCAAATCCATTCGGTCATGGTGTTCAGAGGAAGAACCATACGCGCTTCTTCAGGAGCAATACCTTCTGCAATGAGTCGATTGTATTCAGACTCTGCGTCTTTCGTCACTGCGAGAATTTCTCCTACGAAATACTCGGAGAAGAAGTGTTCTTCACCACAACCCTGCTTAGCATTCTGAGGATACTTATGCACGACCTGAGGGATGTAGAACTCAGGTGCAGAGTCCACGTATCTACGCGATACCTCATTCCACACACCACCTACCTGATGCTTAACAAGCTGTCTAGCAAGAAAGATAGGCGCCTTGCACCTGAACTGAATGCTCGTATGAGCAAACGGGGACCAGTGCCTGTGCTTGGCAAGGTACTGCAGGAGCTTCACGTCACTGAGGCTCATAGCCTTGATCTCCTTGTTAAAGGAGACGCGAGCGGCATTAACAACAGTGCAATCACTGCCCATGTGATCCATGTACTCAACAGAGATATCACTGATCTTCATGTTTATCCTCAAAGAACTTGTTGAAATCTGCCTTCTTGAAACCAGCTCCCTTCAGGAGCTTACCATCCGATCGGAAGGTGGGATTGTAGTTACCATGCGCGTCATAGAACTTACTGGAATACTCCTTAAGCAGCTCATTCATGCCTGCTTCAAGGTCATAGCCACAAGCATTGGCGTACTGCACGCACACCCAGATAAGATCACAGAGTTCCTTCATGTCGTTAGGGGTACCGCACTTCTCTTGAACGAGTTCATTGAATTCCTCAATGATGCACGTAAGGTACAGCTGTTTCAGATGTCCCTTAACAGGAACATTCTGATGAGTCCTCTGGAACCAAATTCCAAGTTCCGTCTGGAGATTTCCGATAAGCTCTTTGGTTTGAACTTCCATAGTATTTTCCTTTACATTTAAGATGTTCGATAAACGGATTACAGATGAGCACATCTACGTAATCCAAGATGTGTGAGAAGTACCTGATCTGACAGTATTTCCTACCTGTCCATAGCCAGATATCCTTGTCGGGATACATGGCCTTCGCAGAGGCGCATACAAGCCCCACATCGCGTCGATTGTACTCTTCCATGGGGTCACCCCCGAGGATGCTTAAGCCCTCGATACAGGGCTCCTTTAAGGCTTCTAGAACCTTTGTGAGGGCGTAGGAATCAAAAGGCATTCCGTAATTCTTATCCCACGCCTCTTGGTTGAAACACCCCTTGCAATGCAAGGAGCATCCGCTAACGAACAGGGATACGCGGACCCCTGGCCCGTTAGCGGTATCGCATAGGTTGAGTCCAGAGTAATTCATTACTCACTCTTATAGAACGTAAGCTGTCCAACAGCTCCACAGTCAAGCCTGATGGTCACGTGGCACGTACAACCTCGCTTGATATGGGGCGAGATGAACGTTCGGGACCAACACGCCGTGTAAAGATCTGCAGAAGTCTTCTTAGGATCCTTAACCACAACGTAAGCGATGTTGCTGTTATGGTCATTCACCCAAGCAACGAAGGATCGAATGCTCGGGAAACAGAAGGTTGCAAAATCCACGTGCCCCTTACAGGTAGGGTAGGCTTCGAATTTAGCGGTAACACCAATACGGGTAACGCTAGTGTACTTCTTAGGGGTAGTCATTGTAGGGTCTTTCCTTAGTTAGTTAAAGGGTTTCTTCAGCGATTTCTTTCAACCAAGAGCAGTTAGCGTACAAGAGATCGAATGCGAAGATGTCTCTAACGTCCCCGAGAGGGACACATACATCGTCATCCATGTTTTGCCAATCATACTCATTAGTGTATTCGCGAATCATCTTTTGAATTTCTTCTAGCTTTTCAAGAATGTCTTCTTTAAGTTTAGTCTTGTCTTCGTTAAGGATCATAGAAATGGTCTCCAATTGGTTGTTCATTATGCTTAGGCTATTTAAGCATGTCTCTCACGTACACATACGTGAGACATGCGAGACCTGCGGTAACGCATACAACCGCTGCGCACAAGCAACAGTACAGCAGAGCTGTAGTAATTTCTAGCATATTATCCTTTCCCTTCTATGCAGTCTTTAATAGATTTGTAGCAGAGTATGCAAACAAATATCACTAGACCCACTGCGCATATATTAAATCCCAGTAGGAGTAAGGTTATAGCGCTTTGAACTAGCAATTCCATCACATACTTACCCTGTCTTTGATTTCTGCCATCTTGGCGTCATTCATTCTTGAGTGTCCATTAACATTGGAATACCCGAGGTAGCCGCAAACACGACTGATGACAGAGATGTTGTTGGAACCACAATGCGGACAGTGCTTGCCTACATTAGTGGAGTGCTCGCCACAGTCTTCACAAACTGCGGCATCAAAGTTCACACCTTGATAGAAACCATTGTACATGCCTCTGATAATCAGAGCCTTGACGGCCTTCAGATTCTCAGGGTTATCAATTCTGATGTACTGGATGTGCCCACCCTGAACATTATGGAACAGGGGGAACTCCCACGTTTGCTTCTCGACGGGCGAGATGTCTTCTGCGACGTGGATGTGGAACGAGTTCGTGAAGTAGTGTCTTCCTTCGAATTCATCTTTAACTCCGTGTGCTTTGCAATAGTCATGATACTGCTGCATCTGAGTACCACACAGGGACTCGGCAGGAGTACCGTAAAGAGCATACAGGTAACCATCCTCCTTCTTGAATTCATTGATCTTCTTATTGATGAAGTCAACAACCTTGATGGCAAGGTCTCTTCCAAGAGCAGAGTTCAGCTTCATACCATGAAGTTCAACAAATTCTGAGAGGGCGGTAACACCAAAGCTAGCAGTCATATACTGCGTAAGATCACCAATCTTCTCATCAGGATTGAGATTCCCCTTGTAGAATCCACCCTGACAGAATGCCATGGGGTTCGTGCATGCCTTCGTTTCCGCAACTGCTTCATATCTCTTCTGGAAGAACTTACGAATAAGTTCAAGGTTCTCAGTGAGGTTCTCATAGAACTTCTCAGGATCCTTCTTATAGATAAGAGGAAGATTCAGAGACACAGCGCCGATGTTGCATCGGCCAACAGACACGTACTCATTGGTTTCAGGGTCCTTCCAAGGCGTGAGGTACGCCCTGCACCCCATCGGATGGATAACGCACTGCTTATTAGACGCTCTGTAGGTTTCAGACACCGAACCATAGTCAGAGTTGATTGCAAGGTAATCAGGGTACATGCACTTGCTAGAGCATTCGACAGCCTTGTCGAACACATCAGCATGTTCAGCACCACTGTGCTGTTCCCAGTCATAGAGATACACGAGCTTGGGGAACACAACCTGCTTACCCTTCGGACCATGCCCCTTCATGCGAATCTCAAGGATGGTTTCACACACCATCTGGAGGATCTCCTTGTCGAGATCAGGAAGGTCATTACTCCACTCACCGAACGTGAGAGTGGTGAAGGCGAAGTCACCTCTGGAACACGGCACAGTATTGAGCTTCAGTTCAAGAGACTGGAAGCCCTGTTCAAGCTCACGCTTGAGGTCACCAAGAGCCATGGAATCTGCTTCGTCATGCTCCAGATTACAAGTATCGAAATACTTCTTGAAGGCGTTATTGTAAGTCTTTCTGGCATACGGGAGAAGCGTCTTATCAATACTCGGGATGGTGAACCCACCGAACTGCTGTGCAGTAGCAACGAGCGTGATGTCACCAATAACCTGAAGCGCACTGAGCACGCTAGTAGGTTCAGTGTAGTCCACATTGGACATACTGAATCCACCCTTGAGGACATTACCCATGTCGAACAGACAGCAATTGATGCTGTTGAAAATCATATCTCGAAGATCATGGATATAGATCGTGCCTTCCTTCGTAGCTTGGAGCTCTTCCTTGTTCAGATAGAACTGCTTGTACAGTTCCTTCGTGAGGTACCCCTTGATGAGCGAACCCTTCGTACTGATAAGCGAAGAATCAAAGTTAGCATTCTCCCTATCTCCGAGAAGAAGAACAGTATCCGCATCATCCTTCACCTTTTCAAAGGCCTTGGCATACGTGTTCTTGTAGTCTCTGAACTCCTTGTATGCGTCACCAATAGCCTTGTAGTCACAAGCATACAGCGCCTTGATTACGATGTTGTGCATCTCAGACGTAGGAATGTCCTTGCCCTTGGACTCACATTCAAAAGCGATGTACGACTCCAGAAGCTCATGGTCGTCTCTACGGATGTTGCAGTTAGCACGTTGACTGGCTTTGTTGATAGCCTCGAAGATCTTTTTCATGTCGAACGGTTCGACAGTGCCATCCTTCTTAATTACCTTAATCATGTTTCTCCTTAGCACGCAAAGCCTGTCTTGCTTTGCGCAATGCCTGCGCCTTTCTAGCGCGTTGTTTCCTGAGTTCTTCACGTTCTTCAGGAGTCTTATGGTCGGGATAGATAATCCCAGTACCTTCATTGTTCTCTAGGTAATCAAGCATCCTGTGCAACCATGGGATGATATCGCTGTACTTGGTGCTTTTGGCACCCCAACGGGCGGCTGCATTGCTTACTTTACCTTCAGCTGCATTACATGAGCGATGCAGCACGCCTCTAATTTCTCCCGTCTCGTGGTCATGGTCAACCACGTAGTCGGATTTATTACCCATCACCTGAAGAGAGATGGGCTTACCACAGAGAGGACACAGTCCTCCCTGCTTAGTCTTGATGTGTCCGATAGCCCATGCTCTGAGCTGGGACCTACTAATCTTTCTCAATCCTTCCTCCACTTCCTTTTGTAGCAATCTCTAAGCCATTGGACAAGCTCATGGGGCATACTCGGAGTAAGCTCCGCAAGATGCTTCTGAAAGCTGTCTGCTTCATTACGCAGAAGCCACAGCATGTTCGCTTCAGGAAGAGGATTCTGATTGATTTCCTTGTATGCACTGAGCACTACAATAGCCGCAGTGACTTCGTCCTTGATAGGCTTCAGCAGTTCATAGGCTTTCTTCATACCGATGTTCTTGCCTTGGTACTTATCCAAGCCTCGAATGTTATCGGCAGTATCTCCCATGAGCATCTGCCACCAGAAGAACTTCAGCCCTTGCCCCCTTGGATGAGGAAGACCAGACTCAGTACTGGTGATGCTAATATCACCAAAAGGGTCAGCAATAGTACAAACCCTGCCAGTATCCAAATCATACAGAGGATACACAACCATTCTAAGATCTTTGTCAGGACTGTACACAAGTCCTTTGTTGCGGTAGTAATAACTGTCGATAACCACTGCATCATCAGCCTCAATATCATAATGAGCAAACACCTCAATGTTCTTGTCATTGAGCAATGCCGAGATATTCTGCCTGAGAGCTTCCAACAACTCAGGCTTCTTCTTGTCCTTACGATTACCCTGATAAGGCTTTACACCAATCAAGTTCATTCTGCCTGCTTTCAAACAACCTGCAGGAGTGATATGGACTCTAGCCTTCTTGCAGTTCGTAAGAAACATAGCTTCAAGAATCTTCATGTGTACGCATCGAATAGCTGTATCCAACTTTACGTACTTAGAAGCCGCCTCATAGCATGCCGCATCCCCATCCATGATGAGGACGCGGTCCATGCTAGGCTTGAATTGATCGGTATCAGGGATCTGTATATCCCTGAGTTTCATTAGAACGGCACTTCGTCGAAGTTCTCATTGAAGTTCTCAGGAGCGGCTTCAAGAGAAGGGACAGAACCCTTCAGAAGCTGTTCGAGCTTGCTGTTCGGATAGTCAGTAGCAGAGAGGCACGTCTCCTGAAGGAAGTTGTTCTTCTCAATGTAGATCGAATCCCACATCTCCTTCGTCGGATGGTTCCACAGGAAGACACGATAGACATCTTCGTTAGGCATAGGAACAGGATACTCAGTACGACGGATCGGATCAATGGCATAGCCAATGTTGTCGAGGTCGATACGAGCATACGTACCCTTGCCATTCGTGCTATGAATGATCGGCACAAGGAACGGCTCACCAAGGAGCTGTGCGAAGTTCTTTGCAGTCTTCTTGGCGTTCATGCGGCTAAAGAGCTTGAAAGACTTGCTCTTCTCATTGTTCGAGAGCTTCATGCGGTACGTACTGATCATACGCGGAGAGCCGTCTTCCTTCTGGTAGCCTTCACCGTACAGGGCAAAGCCAATCTGGATCTCCATGGCGGGATCCTTCTTCTCACCCTTGAATTCCTGCGGCTGTTTGCCGAATTCAATGTACTCAACAAGTCGACCGAGGGCAGTACCAACAGGAAGCAGGTACTTCTCACCGCCCTTGGAGGCGGTACTCATGTCGAGGTCAGTCGTGGTTTCGTTTGCAATGTTCTTAATAGCGGAAAGCATAGTTAGTCCTTATTCTACGTGGGTCTTGTCAAAGAGGTTGTATCCCATTTCGGGTACAGCAGGGAAAGGTACTTCATCGTACATCCATGCCTTGTACGCTGGGATGTTCTGTGCAATGTACTTGGGCGTAGTACCCATGATCCATGCCACTGCCTTACCTCCTCGTTTAGCGAGTTCTTCAGTCTTGCAGTCAATGTACACGGCGTCATGCACAGTGTTAATCGGTAGGATAGATCCATCAAAGAAGTTCTCTTTAATCAGCCATCTAATGATCCTAGCACAGGCTGTCTGCACGATGAACGCACCTTCGCCTTGGATAGGATAATTGCTGATCTCAGTGTCCTTATAGTCTAGGACTTCTTTGTGATCTTTCCATTGTTTTCTTTGCCTGAAGGAGTATTCCGTACCCCCAGGCGCTTTGTAGTATCCCCTTCGGAATACATACCATGAATTTGTCGCAGGATCAAGTTCTCGCTCAATGGCTTCAGGTAACAAGCCTGTCTGTTCAACCATTGAACGAACCTTGTCCTTAAATGCTCTACTCTCAGGAAAGAGCTTAGCTTCAGTTTCGAGGAACTTCTCTGCTTCTTGTAGCGTACAGCCCGTTGCAAAGGAGATACCCCCTGCAGAGGCTCCGTACTGAGCAGCGAAGGCTCTTGGTTTGATTGCTGTTCTGAGTTCTTTGTACTTCTTGTGGTCAGGATGATCCTCCTCATGACACTTCTTGTACACCTCTTCATAAGGCTCATTCAATGCGCCTGCCAGTCTATAGCAGTGCATGTCTGTGCCTTTCTCAAGCTGTTCAATCAAGTTCTTGTCATTACTGGCAGCAGCTAGCGTTACGACTTCAAGGGCGGAATAGTCGACTTCAACACATCTTCCATGGTCTCCAAATCGACTTGAGAACATCTCTTTAACTCTGCTTGTACCGTCTCTAGGCAAATTTTGCAGATTCGGTCGGGAGCTTGAGAGTCTTCCCGTGCGAGAAGCGCACGCATTAAGCTGATGGTGAATGATGGATGATTCTGGTATAACATACTGTAGCATTCCAGAAACCTTCTTAACGTTCCCTTCAGAGTCGTATTCGTACCGCCGATAGTACGTTCCATTGTCTTTCTCCAACTGAGCAATCTCAAGCAATTCGTCGACCACGTTGCAATACCGTTTTATGGTTGCAAGTGCATCCGCAGAAGTGCTAAAGACTGGTGTACCGTCTACTTGAAATCGCTTACCTGCGAATTCAGGACGTTCACCAATGAATTTATCAGAAATTTCTTGAGGTAGATCCTTCAGGTTCATTAGTCCTTCGAATGTGTACAGCTTCTCACCCCACTTCAGAAGTTCTTCATCCGTGTCGATCTTGAACGGCTTAGGGAGTCCCTTGTTCTTGCCGCTAGCAAAGCGTATACAGCGTTCTGTAGGCTCATCAGTGTATCCACCTTCAGAGTCCTTGTACACCGTCTTCTTGACGTATTTAGGCGGGTCATAGGACACTTTGGTTTTGTACTTGAGTGTTCCACCGAACAACCAAGCACTCATGTGGTAGTCTGAAGAGAACTTGAATTCAAAGGGTAGATCCTTTGGAAGATGAGCATTGACCTTATTGTGGAGTTCTTGCAGTCGATTCTCTTGTTCCTTTAGATTCTTCTCAGCAACATTCATGTCGATGTGCATACCGAAGAATGTACAGAACGCATTGAACAGAAGCGCATCCATCCTGTACTGGATCATCTTGAGCATACCACGCTTCTGAGCTTCTTCCCATTGTCCAAGGAAGATCTTCTCAGTGTTGATTACGTCACCATGATCGGAACACAGATATTCATGCAGAAGATCAGGGTCGATCTCTGATGTGAGAACGCCTTGTTCCCATAGAATCTTGACTTCATCAACTTTAGGTGTACCGCCGTACTTAGGTGCCGTGGTATTCAAGTCAGGATACAAGTCCTGTTGTTGGCTAAGCAGGTATTCGGCGTATTGAGTACACCAAATCTTACCACCATTCTGAAGGAATCGCATAAGACTAGGCATGTAGTCGTGCATAAACCAATGCAATTCATAGGTTGCATTATGAGCAACCATGACTTCACAGAATGAATCAGGCTTTCCGTTGTCGAAAGCATAGTCAAACCATGCAGAAGCCTTTTGCTCTTCCCTGTTATTGAATCTCTTGGATTCAACAGGGCCTTGGTTATTCTTCCATCCCGCTTCAACAATGTAGTTTTCGGGACAGAAAGGAGGAGCTACCATGCCATAGTATTCATGGTTCTCCGTTTCTAGGTCAACAATTGTATATCGCGGGATTGGAATCATACTATCTCCATTGATTAAGTTCTGGATTGAACACTACTTCGAACTTGTTCTCTGCGCGTTTACCTGATCGACTGAGCTTGTTCTTTGGGGTACTAATACCCCTGAGATCTTCTAGTCCTTGCTCAGGATTCTGGTGTGCGCCTACCATAATGCACAAATCAAGCGTTGTCTGAATGCCAACCTTGGACCACTGCATAGCGGTTAAAGGAGGATACAACTGATCCATGCCTTCGGCAGATACCTGAATGGTACCGATGTGGATGAACTTCAGCATGGCACTGAGCTCTCGCATACTGTTCCATACTTCCTCAAGTTCCTGAAGCTCGTTCATGCCCTTGGAGTTACCATTAGCACGAATTCTACCCGTCATGTCGGTAATCACCATGTATGGTTTATGAGCTTCAATGATCTTGGCTACTTGAGATACGTTCATACCATGAATGTTCACAAGTCGAATAGCATCTCTCTTACCTACGATCTTTTCATAGGCAGGTACGAGCTTGCCTTCCCTAGCCATAGCAAGGGCTGTGTCTCTTGTGCAGTTACACGCCGTACAGTAAATTCTTGGCGTGATAGTCTCAGCTAGCCCCTCGTTGACAAGGTACAGAATGCAGGAGTCTTTGTATTCTTCGAGGTCTTTGGCTTGAATCGCAAAGTCAACTGCCAGTCTACAGAGTAGAGAGGTCTTCCCCTTGTCAGTAGGTGCAACCACAGCCACGTTGTGCCCGCTATGTAAGCCTTTAAGATTATCGTGAAGAATATCGAAAGTCGTGAATTGAAGTCCACTGTCATCAGCATCTTCCTCTAGGTATTTCAGAATGTCTTCGTCAGCCCACTTCTTGGAGCCAAGCACAGACATCCTTTCTCTTGTTTGGGTTGCAAGTACAGACACCTCATAGGTGAGATCAATGTCCTCACCTGCGTTGTACTTCGTCAGCATTGCACCGAGCTTACCACTGAATGCGAGCTCTTCAATCTGGTTCTGAGTGTTCTCTAGAACCTCTGGAGGAATCTCAGTCTTCTGTACTGTGTTTAGCACAGCATGAATCTCTTCACGCTTGGTTGCATCTCTTACCTTAAAATCAATGTAGGAGATCAACGCTTCATGATTGATCTCTTCATGATCAGGATAAGTTACGAAGTACAAGCCATAGAGATACAGGATCCTGTTGGTTACAGGATCCAACATCTCTTGCGGTAGGTTCTTGTACGTTGCTGTGAAATGCTTCTTGCTTGACAGTGCCTTAAGAAGCACGATGTCAATCATGTAGCCTCCTTTAGTTTAGTTTCAAACCACTCTCTACATTGATCCTTGGGGTCGCCTTTCTCGGGGTTCTGCATGATGCAGGGAATCCCTAGGAGTTTAAGACGCCGTAGGACGTTATAGGAGCCTTTGTAGCCCGTTTCATCCCCGTCTAGCATAAGATGTACCATCCGAGGCTTGCAATGCAATAGAGCCTGTTCTAAGCCCCTTGTAAGGGCTGTTCCTAGGAGCGCTATGCACTGCGTATCGGGCAGGAATCTCTGAGCCTTGATTGCGCTGAACATGTCCTCTGTGAGGATGATGTTCTGTGCTGTTAGCTCATTGGTTCCGAATGCGGATCCGTACTGCACAGAGTTCCAATACACGTACCACTTGGCAGGATTGGTTCCATAAATGTCTCGACCAAGTCTGCCATCTGGCAGGTCTATGGTTAATCGTTTGCGCCTTGCATCCCATCTAGGGTTGTAAGGTTGTATTAGCGATAGACTCATGTGCTTGGTGTGAAGGAAGTACACAATGCGACGCAGAGGTACACGAGGATCAGTCAGGCTGTACAGTCCTGTCGTGTTAACCTGATCTTGGTTAATGATTGACTGCTCCTCTTCGATCCTAACGTAGGATTTACGTACCTCTGCGTATTCCTTACACGCAAAGCAGTAGGCTGTCCACTTATCTGGTAGGTTTCTTACTACGAGATTAGGGCGCCTCTCTGCACCATGATAGATCCGTTTAGAACTACCTACAGGAAGTCTCTGTGCTTCTTGTAGCCATTCTTCGGTCTCCATCCTTTAGCCCTTGCTTTCACCAAATTGTCACAGATTCTGTACACAAAACTCATGGGTGCCATGAGGAGATCATTCTGATCATCGTCGGCAGTAACACGAGTAGTCATGTACTCTTTGGTTCCATCGTTGTTGATGATCTGCGTACTGCAAATCTCAACCAATACCTTGTATGCGTTGTACTCAACGGGAGCACATGCCGCATGAATAGATGGGCTTACATGAAGTCCATTCTTCTTGTCGATGGTCCCAATGATTACTTCATGCTGAAGGTTCTCCCACATAATCGAAGAGGGAGTCTTGGTAAAGTAGTAGGGATCACCAAAGACAAAGGCGCTTACCAACTGCAGAGTAGCAGTACAGCCATAGCGAGGCTTGCCTCTCTGGAGTTTCTTCCAATCACGCTTCTGTCCGAAGATGTAGCCTTGGATCTCCTTTTCTTGGTTACGCTTGTTGGTATTTACACGCTTGTTCTTAGGGCAGCGATTCATAGTACATCCCCGTGCATTCTTCGTCAATGAAATCCACGATGCTGGTACCCCACAGACCTGCGGGATCCGTCCACACCACGCCGTCACTGAGCGTCCACTTGAACGCACAGATTTTCTGATTGTCTCCGATACTGTAGACTTCACCATACATTTCGGTTTCGTCTTCAGAGTGATTGTTTACCTGAACATACATAAGCATGCTCCTTAGTTCTTGGTTATTAATATACCATGTCGCAATGAGTTCGTATTCATCTTTGTAGATGTCGAGTACCCACGTACTGGCTCCACGCTTGGTGATGTCAATATACACATCACCGTACTTGGAATGGGCTTCGCCTTGGATACTGCCCAAGGTGTATCCGCCCAACCAAGTAATTTCAATTTCATGAGGTCCGTGTTTCTTCATACGGGATTTCAGTCCTTGTACCAAAGTAGTCCATGAATTCTTTTGTGTTACGCGTCTTGCTCTTTGGGAATTCTTGCATCTTCCGCAACATATAGTACGGGATGACTCTCATAATAAACCACCTGAAGTGTCTGCTCGTGGTTACGCTCTGCCTATAACATGGGTTGAACTCAACGACGATGGCTTTACCATCGTCGTGTACACAGCAGATTGCAGTGTCGTACGACACGAGGATGTACCTCCCGTCGTACAACAAGCAGAAGGCTTGAGTTTCCCAATCAGGTCGTATGATTGTCATGTTCTGAAGATTCATGATTCTACTCTTCCTTGGTTGCTTTAGGTTCTCGAAGTTCATTCACCACGCAGAAGTGCGTAGTGCGCTTGTTTCCACCTGACGGGTACTTGGATACGTAGTAGCCCTTGTCAGGCTCTGCGTACCACACATTGTACCACACGATGTCATCGGGCTCAAGGTACAGCCTCTGGCGTTCGGACATGGGATACCACTGTCCCTTGACAGGGACGAGAGCTTCAACGAACATGTCGTCGAGGAGATAGATCCCCACGTCCATGGTTTCACTGATGGTGCCCTTTGGGAAGACGTACTTCGGCGTAGTACCATGCTCCTTTGCTTCTTGGTATGCTTTTTCGATGTACCTAAAGGTCTTTTCCCACAGGGCATGACCTTCGTCGGTCCATCGCGGGGGCATCTTGGGTGCCATTGCAACCAAGCACTTCTGAGCAGTTGCGGTGAGTTTGTATTTCATGGTAATCTCCTTGATTACTCAAACATGTTGGAATCTAAGTACACGCTGTATGCCAATCCCTTGGGGTTCTTGATATCAAACCTGCAGGGTTTGTCACCTGTGTGTGAAGCGAATGCTTCTTCTATGTTCTGGAAGATCTCGTCCCATGCGTCATCTGGAACTTCAATGATGTCTGCATGGAGCAGGACAAGGGTCTTAATGATCGTCTTTGCTTGTTCCTTGAGGTGTTTCATGGTAATCTCCTTGGTTGTACCCAAAACGTAGACCTATGGACTTATCCATAGGACTACGCTCTGGCCTGAGTGTAGTCCGGAAGCTATCTAGAATCGCTTCCTAGTCGTTTAACGCATGACCTCGCGTAAGATTCTACCTCATCTTATGAAGGGTGATGGAGCGGCATCACAGCGTGGTGAGTTTCAGAGTTCCAAGCTCTGCCTATACGTGGAGCAACGAGGCCATTAACGTGGGTTCCTGCACGAAGCGCTCAGGTGGTGTTCACCAACTCGTTTTCTTACAGCTGAGTTACTCTGGCTTTTGCTTTGGGTCTTGCGCTAGACCTCGCGATGGATCTCACCATCGCATTGCAAGTACAGCCCATGGGTAGTCCCTTGAACTGTACTTCCAACTCTGGACCGCAGGAGGGGAATCGAACCCCTATCGTAGGTTTAGAAGACCTATACTCTATCCGTTGAGCTACCTGCAGAATGAATTCTTCTCTTTACTTGAGAACCATGATCTTGGTTATATCCTGCATCCAATACCACTCATCGTTTTCAAGATGAATGGATTCATCCTCATAGTCAATGAGGTCTACCTTGCCGTGGTAGCTGTTGCCACTCTTGTGTAAGAAGACGACAGTCTTCTGTTCAAGGTGGCCCATGAAGACATCCTTGGGGATGTACCACTCCAGCATTCGAGGAGGCTTGAGGTCTATGACCTCGTCCATCTTGTCAAAGATGAAGGTTGCTGAGTCAAGACACACAATCTTGTCTCGACAGCCGAGGTTAACGCTGACCGTTACGCAGGTACCGTTTTCGTTTTCGATTCCTGCGGGGTTTCGAAGGGCGTCGTTGATGTCGTTGGCGACGGCTTCACCATACGTTGCCTTGACACGTTCATACATGCTGTAGGTGAGTTTGTACATGTTGTCCTCTTGGTTAGGGTAGATGTTGTAAATGAAGATTACGCTTGTGAGTACACCCTAAGCCTTGGCCTTGGTTAGTTTCAGTTTTAGTTACATCTTAACTCCAGTCAGCATCAGCTCTGAACTTGGTTACGGCGTTGCCTTTTGAAGGGCAAGCCCTTTGCGTAAGTTTACCGCTGCTAAGCAGTACAGCTCTCGCGTGCGATAGGCCAAGGGGATCGAAAGGGGCGTGGAACGGCCCCTTTCTCGCCCGAAGGGCGAGTATCAGCGTCGGAGTGTCTACAGTCCTCGAACTTTAGGCACTCCTTGTCTCGGCGTAGTAGTATCCTTTTTCTTTAGGCACTGTTCTACAAGCCATAGGGTCGTAGGGACGTGGAACGGTCCCTATGCCGCCTGAAGGGCGGCTAAGTCCCCGTCAGTAGCTTAGCTTTGATCTTTAGGCACTGTCTGGTGTCGAATACAGTGTATCCTCGACCTTCAGGCACTATGTCTCTCGGCGTAGTATTGTACCTGTTTTTTAGGCACTAGCTCCCTACGAAGGATTTAGTACGCTCTAGAACTTTAGGCACTCTGGGTTCTGGTGTATGTGTACCCTCGATCTTTAGGCACTAAGGTCCTAGGCCTTAGTACAGCTTTGTACTTTAGGCACTATGATCTCCGCTGTAAGTACAGCATAGATCTTTAGGCACTACGTACCTCAGCTTTCAGTACAAGCCCTGATCTTTAGGCACTATGTACCTCGGAATGAGTACAAGCGTAGATCTTTAGGCACTGAGTACCTCGGGTCTAGTGCAAGCCTCGATCTTTAGGCACTGTGTAGTGCTTCGGAATGAGTACACTCCTGAATCTTTAGGCTCTTTTACGCCTTTGATTCACAAGAGTCATGGAGCCTTGACTTTCGTAGCTAATGCTCTTCAACAATTTATTGGAGATGTCGTGTATCATCAATCTGATGAAAGTCGAGGATTCATGACGGACAGGCTTCGTTTAGCAGTACAGCCCTTCAGTCCTGCTCATAAGTTTAACGTTGTGAGTACAGTACAGCGACGGCACGTGAGCAGGGGAGGGCGAGGGAGGGGCAGCATGCCCCTTCCTTCGAGGGGGTTCGGGGGAGCGGAGCGCCCCCGAGTTTAAGAGAGGCACGCGAAGCGTGCCACGATAGATCGAGCGAGCGAAGCGAGCGAGCGAATTTTTTATCGCCTGATTCTTTTGTGATATCGGGCCTGTTTTTCCAGGGCAATAAAAAAGCCCCCGCCAATCGGCAGGGGCTAGGGGCTCATAGGGGCAGCGCCCCTATGGAATTTTATTCCTCGTCAAGCGGGTTCATCTGACGAAGATCGAGGTTTCGCATCTGGTCGGAGGGTCGAGCCTTCCCCGTGATGACTTTCACCGGCGGGAGGTTCAATTCACGACGGAGCGCCTTCATCTCTTCGCTGTCAGCAAGCTCTCGCATTGCCTGAATAACGCAGGCCGTAAGTGCAGGAGCAAGCTCCTTCGGCACGGTGTACGAGTCGTGCAGGGGGAACAGGGTAACCCCCGTTTCCTGCTTAAAGGACACGATAACCTTCGCCATTAAGGCCGCATCGAGGCTCTGCAGGATGTTCGCAGTCGTCGCCACAAGGACTGACTTATCGGCCTCATCCTTTGGCTGGGTGCAAATCACACCCGTCTTAACCTTCACGGTCATGCTCTTCGGACAGTACCACGTGCAATCGTTCTCCCCGCTATTCCAAACAACGGTCTTGTGAGTGCGGTAACGCTTCTCCGCACGGAAGCCAGAAGGCGTCGTCCAGTGGGGATCTTCGCCCCAGTCAACGAAGGACTGAGCGAAGGAGCGCGTCAGCTCCTGAAAGCCCTTGAGCTTCTCGCCCACAGCGTCGAGGGCTTCGGCGATAGCCTTAGCCTGCTCGTCGTCGATCTCACCTGCCGACACTGCCTGCTTGAGCAGGGCATCACGGCGTTCAGCGGCAAGGCTCTGGCCTGCCCCGTAGAACAGGGGCATTCCGAATGCCTTACACGCATTCCTGTGAAGGCTGTGCGGGGCGATATCCACGCCGTAGGGGGCGAGGAGACCATGCCAGAAGTCGCAATCCTCTGCGGTACCGACACCGCAGTGCTTGCCCATGCTGTCACCAGTCAGCATTGAGAAGTTCTGGGCGAAGCTCGTCCTATGATCGAGGGTGCATTCGTCGTCAGCTGTATACAGCCAACGGCCAAGTTTGCCCATGTACGGGCTAGCGTAGCCCCCACGGACGTAGAAACGTCCGCGGTCGTCACAGAATGCGTCGAATGCTACGTTGACACCGATAGACTCAACGATAGCAGAGATCGCGGCAATCTGCTGCCTTTGTGCAATAAATGCAGTATCGTTTTCATCCGGGCATTTTACCCATTTGAAATCGTCGAACATGTATCCGTTAGCGTGCTTGTCTCGCGCCTCTTCAAGGCGACGGGTGTTGATGCGCCAGACTCGCGAGGCGATCAGTTTCCCGGCCTGCAAGTGCAAACAGTCCTGCTCGATGTGACGGGGGTCGACTTCGAAGGTAGCTTCACCCGGAGTATGGGCGGTGTTGCCCGTCATACCGTCGACGGAGGGAATGGTGTAGTAGCTGGTCCCGCCCTCCACGTGATGGAAGACTAGGCTTCCGTCCGCAACCATAGCACGGACGAGCGGCTTAACCGCCGTCATGTCGCTGACGATGTTGCGGGTAGCCTGCAGGCCACAGGCACGGGCGGCGGTGATGAACACCGTCTGTGCGACGACACGGGGTCGCCCTGCCTTCTGGAGACTGGCAAGGGTGCGAGCCTTAAGCTCGTTCATACGGGCTTCGACGTGGGCGATAATCTTAGACGTGGCCATGATAATAACTCCTATTAGGCGCAAAGATAAACGAACAGACAACACGCCCAGATAAAGGCGGCGGCAAGTGCGAGGCATATGCCTCGTGCGATTAGATCAGTCATGATGATCTCCTCTCTAGATGACTAAAGTATAGCACAAACTCGGCTGCCTGTGTAAACTGTAGGGATTTACCCTAGGTAGGGAAAAACCTACCATCCTGAGCGTCCACAGCGGAGCGACCACAAACAATGTATAGACTTGACAGGATGGGAGATAATCGCTAAAATCGGACTCGTAGCGAGGGGAGGGTGCGTAGCAACCACCCCTCGCGTAGCGAGGACGGTGCGATTATCGAGCAGCATGTCATAGTCTAGAGGGATACGAAGCGTGGCGGAGCGGCAAGTACCTATAGAGGGCGTAAGAGAGACGTGTATGGCGTTCATGGGTAGCCTGCAAGTGCGGGTACTGCGTTAGGGATAGTAGCGGAGGATCGCCGAGGAGAGAGCTTAGTGAGACTTATCGTATCGGTGGCTCGGAGAGACACAGAGACGATTAGTCGAACTTAGCGATAGACGAGGAAGCCGTAGCGGATAGCCCGACCCGACTGAAAGGAGGGGAACGCCATAAAGAGAAACACACGGCGGAGGATAATGGTGGACAAAACAAGATACCGCTGGAGGATACATTATAGGATATGCCATAGAATCATGCGATGTAACGATGAGATGTAATCATGAGGTACAACGATGAGGGTATATATCGCAAGCAGGATATCTTTATATATAGATAGATATAGAACTACAGTAGAACAATGTATAGTATACATAGGTGTACTACAGTATGTACTATTAAGAGTACAATGATGGACGTACTAATATACACTATAGGTGAACTACTATAGATATATAACAGTATACTGCTGGACGTAATATAGATAGATAAAGAGATACATACATAGATACAAGAGATATACTGCTATTAGTACACTCTAGTAATACAGTAGATACCTATGTAGATAAAAGAGATATACACATGGATAAAAGAGATACTTATGTAGGAAAAAGAGATATATCCCCACTAGTACACTCTATTCTCTAGGCATACCTAGTGTATACCACACAGGATACTCTAGGTGAACTACTATGTAGAACTCTATGTACTGATGATGATGTACTAGGGTGTACTCTAGGTGAACTACATGATGTTCAACATGATGATGGTAATAGTGCACTAGGGGTATACGGGGGATAATCGCTTGGTGTAATGGGAGATACCCTCTCGCGTTAGTATACCAAATTTAGGTGTTACTTAGTATTCGCACCACACACCTTACACCTACCTCAGTATCCCCTAGTAATTACTTATTACTCCTGCTATGTACGCTATCATACTCATCTATACTACGATCTATGGTAAGCATACGATTACTACATTCATCTATACTCCCACGTAGATCCACGATGTGTCTTACGAGTTCCCCTATCGTGTTACCCTTTAGGACTGGTTCCTTGCATGGTGCTGTTAACACCACTGGTACCACTGTCCTGACTGGGACGTAGGTTTTCTGTGCAATACTTTCTTCCTGTACCGTTGCACAGCTCGCTAATAACGCTGTGATCAACAATCCTAGCGTTACCTTTACTATTCTTGATGACATACTCAATCCTATTCGTTGTATCCCTCTGAGACGCCTCTAATCGTTCCTGAGAGGCTCTCCAGTTCTTCAGTGCCGTGTTCTGTACGGCGATGGCTCCTCGAACGTCTGTGAGCGTTTCTACAGCGTTCTGGAGGCTTCTCTCAAGCCCTTCGATTCTAGCGTTCAGAGCCTGAATATGCCAATACCCCGCTATAGCGCAAATACAAGCGATTACAGCGATCGACACACCTTGGATGATAGACTTCATTACCTACCCTCTAAAAGCCCCGTAGAAGGGCTGTATTCGCGTTCTACGGGGTATCCTGTTTATCCTCCGAGCATCACTCGGCTAATGCTCTCTACAACCGTAGCATTAGCCCCCATGATTGCTAGGATCACGAGAAGGATGCTCTTCCAGTTCTCAGAGATGAACTCCTGTACAGAGTTCGGTCTGTTCTGGATCTTCTCGATCATTGATTTGATTTCCGTAACCGTACTGTCCACTTTGTTGTTCAGATCATGGATATCCTGATTCGTCTGTTTAAGTCGTTCTTCTAGGACAGCGACCTTCACTACAAGTGATGCTTCCGAGTTACCCTGCTGAATTTGTGCAAGTTGTTCCATTCGTTGTACTTTTTACCTCCGTAGTTCTTGTATCCCATAGGATTTCTGTAGAACTCCATTGCTTGTTCTTTTTCTCTAAGTTCATTCGCCTTATCGTCATCCTTAGCGATACAATCACTGAGGTGTTGCACAACACCTGCTAGAGCATCCACACGGTCATCCTTAGCCAAGGACTGTCTATCGTATGTGATGTTAGCCATCTGATACAGACAACTCACGATGGTTCTCTTCTCAGGAGTATACCTCAGACAACACTTCCAGTCGTCTCTAACGGCTCTCTCATGGAAGACCATCTTATGTCTACGGGTAACAGGAGACACGGTATCAATGATACGCTTCTCCTTCTGGATTGTGTTATAGAACCCCTCAACACCAATATCGTTGATCTTTCGCTTCTGAAGCTCGGCAATGAACAATGATTCAACAGTACCATGCCCCATGTTGGATTCAACCTTAATCGCTTTAATGTCGAACTCCAAACACAGATCAATAATATCGTTGATGTTCTTTTCGGTAGTACCGCCAATGAACCCACCTACACTGAAGATATGCACATACGAATTACATGCACCTCCACAGCAGTAAGCCAGTTCATCACCGCCATTACCTGCAGGGTCTACGACCATAACCTTATGATCGTACTTAATGAAGTTCTCCGATGCTCTTGCCGTGTAGTACATTCGATTGCCGTGCATCGGAGGCGTAGCAATCTCAGGATCCTTGATGAGGAGTCTAGGCTCTGCGCTGTACATGAACGTCTCAGGAGCCTCCATATACCCTGTATTGGCAATCATAAGGTCACTGAGCTTGATCTTCGTCCTAGCCTCATCAGAGAGCGTAGTATCGAGCATGTACTGCAGGTCAAAGCCTTCGGGACCGTAGTCAAGCTCCTTATCCTGAAGATCCTCTTCAGTGTATCTACCCGTATCGGTAGGCTTTCCTCTAGTACCATCAAGACCACCGCCACTCTGTAGGGAAGGATCTTTCCTGATAGCTTCTTCGATCTCAGGAGCCAGTGTACCCGGAAGGTACCTATCCAGTCGATCAGGCTCAGGATATCTACCCGGCCATATACGGATATCAAAGCCACGACTCAGGAGCGTCTTGTACACGCTCTCTCTAGTCTGAGGAGTACCGAGGTACAGGATATGTCCATGCGTACAGATAGCAGTGAATTCCTTTGTTCTGTTCAGAAGGTCATCACGCATAATCTGAGTCGTAGAGTTCGTGATGGACTCCACGTCGTCAGCAATGATAAGGTCTGCACGTCTGCCTGGAAGGTTAGCTTTAATACCAACACTCGATACGCTAGCGGACTTCTCAACTCGTCTGAGATCCCTGTTCACGTCATAGTGCTCATAAGACGATCTATCGCCTCTAGAGGTATCTGCTCTAAGCCAACACATCAATGACCACTGCTCGATCAATCTGATGATGAGAACAGCAATGTCGTTGGATTGATCTTCACCTGCAGAGACGATAAGGATACGACACGTAGGGTCCTGAATCAATCTCCACACAGCATACAAGGCAGTGATGGTCGTCTTAGCCTCGCCTCTCTGTGCTTGGACCATTCTCTTCTTAGGCCCATTCTGGACGTAATCTGCGATGCTCATCTGCATCTCGGTAATACCGAAGCCTAGGAACCTCATACCGATCTCACAGAAGTCCTTGAAGTCCTTGAAGACCACAGCGAACATCAGAGAGAGCTCTCGCCTTTCGTCTGGCGGAATCTTAGTAGGATCGTTAGAATAACGATTAACACGTTCTTTGAGTAGCTTGATTCGTTGTAGGGTCAGATCATCCATCAGTTCAACAGATCGTCAAAACGATCATCTCCTCTCTGTTCAAGCATGCTCTTTGCTCTAGCTGCACGTTCAATCTCAGCCTGCTTCTTGAACTCTTCATCGAGTCTCTGCATATCCTCAAGATCAGGATCAGCAGTGATGTTGTTGTTCTTAAGGAACGAAACAATCACACCCTTGTCGGAAGCAGCCATAGGAATACCTTCTTCTCTACAGAGCTTGATGTCCTCGATAAACAGCTCAGCAAGCATCTCATGGAGTTTCTCAAGCGTACTGGTCTTCGCACTCATTAGGCTCCTCCATTGCGGACATAGCCATAGCCTGACTGTACAAAGCGCTCAACTGAGCAATCACAGCAGACAGCTCTTCGATCTTCACACGGATATCATGATGCGCGTCAGGAGCAACATTGTGCTGTGCAATCGCAGAATCAAGGGTATTCACAGGCTTGGCATTAGTTTTAGCAAACGCTTTAATCGTAGTAATTTCTTCGGAGGTTAATTCCATCGTCTTATTCTGATAAACCTTAATTCCAATATTGTCGTCCTCACTGAAATTCAGAACATCGAAATTAACGGAACTAATATTAGGCTTAGAAGTCAGATTAAGTCTATCGCTATTGTATTCAATAACTCCAGAATTACCATCCCAATAAACTTGAATATTCATTTGTTTAATATCTTAAATGGATTCAGTAGCCCTATGATAGTTACTGCACGGGTACTGATCTTGGAAAAGACTGTACTGCAGTCGTTCTAGGACTACTGAAACACTAGAGTTACTTACTCTTTTCGATACTCAGGAGATAATACAGTGCTTTAATTGCGTTCTTGTATTCAATAACATCCTCTGCGCTAATATATTCTTCTTTATTAAGTTTTTCAATAACTTCAAGAAGTTTATGCTTAGCCATCATAAAAACATTATCTTCCCACTTTTCATCAATCATCTTTGTATTTCTCCATAATATTAATTAGCGCTTCACCATCGGATTTATCGAACTTAAATCCGAGGTATTCAACAGTACCACTCTTATCGAATGCACTGTTGATAAAACCCTTAGCAACATCAATATCGAGTCTGTTGCTTTCATCGACGATACCCGCCTGCTTGAGCATAGGCAGATACTTACCGATGAGGGTATCTGCCTGATGCAGGACAAGGAACGTGCCTCCTCCAAGAATCCATCTCATCGTGGAGGGGGCACTGGGCATCAGTCGAGTATCTACGAACTCAGGGAGAACCTGAGAGAGCTTACTCAAACTGATCTTCATAAGCTACTACCTTATGCCGCAGGCGTAGTCGTGGTCGTAGGAGCAACCCAAGAGTTATACTGAGGCATAGGCGCAGGGCAAATAGCAGAAGCAGGAACAATAGTCTTGGTGATGTTGTTCAGGGTACCCATCATGCCAGCAATGGTGCCATCAAGGCAACCGAACTTAGCCTGAGTCGTAAGAGCAAGCTCATTAACCTTACCAAGAACGATCTGCTCACGGAGCTCCTGCTTTTCACAACAACACTTAAGTTCCGCCTGAAGTTTAGCGAGCTCAACACGGTTGTTAGCCGCTTCATCGGACAGAGGCTTAAGATACGCAAAGGTTTCATCACGGAGCCTACGGTTATCCGTAAGGGACTGCATATAGACTTCCTTAGCGTTCTTATCAGAATAGTTCTCAGCCTTCAGCTGACTGTTCTCAGCCTGAAGAGCCGAGACCATGTTCTGATTACCACCGCCAAGGAGGCCACCAAGGAGACCATTGCCATTACTAGAGCTATTGAGAACGCCCAGAGCAAGACCAGCGATACCAGTACCGAGACCAGCACCTGCAACACCCTTAGAAGCAAATTCAGCCATAATTAAATCCTTTCTAGCATAAAGCTAGTGTTATTGAGTACACCTGTACTCGTTAAGTTAAAGATTAAAGCGTAACTTCCTAGAGAATAGAACGATAAGACAAACTGAAGTTATAAGGGTTTGTCTTATCGAATTGCTTAGTTTAAGGAGGAGTATCTCTGAATTGATAAGTAACGGGGACTTCTACAATACCACTGCCAAGGCTAGTATAAAAATGTCGCAAGCTATCTTGCGAAGGTTCCGTGTATAATAGTTCCATACGATCGTGCATAACGTCGAGATAATGATAAGCGAGGGTACCCGCGCTACTAAAGATTGGAGCTTCTTCACCATTGGAAAAATAGCTACCTACATACAGCTTATCCTCGTTTTCTTTAATTGGAACCCACGACGTAGAGGCGCTAATAGGGGCTCCAAATATAACCCTATGCCACCCTGTCATTTTTATGGATCCACGCATATATAACAGGCACTCTCGGTAGTCCTCATAGTATATATCTGTGGATGTTATCCATGGTACAGTTATATTAGTAGTCCCACCCCAATAATATCCGGGTGGTGTATACGTACGCTCGCAAATAAGAACTCCATCAATACTAAGCTCAGTACCAAAAGAAGAGAATAGAAGCTCCTTATTAAGCATAAAGAGCCTCCTTAGAGACTATGCTACGATGAGTAGCTCTAGATACGCATCGCTTTGTAACAATGTGATGTTTACGACGTGCCTGCCTTCTTCCACTCGACACCCATCTGCTTTTATAGTATCTACTACTCCAACAATCCCTGAAAGTATCAGGATACTCTTTGGAGGCACTCGAACCGTCACAATATCGGTGCTTGGATGTCCAGTCCAAAGGGTTTGACCGTTTGAGTCCTGTAGGATTAGGTCTATATAGGAGTCCCCTGTGAACTTGAATCGTAAAGTCCACAACTCCTCTGCACCACCCATCATCAGAAGCTCCTTGTTCAGCATCTTGAGCCTCCCAAGGAGCTTCTTCTACATAGTACCCTATTCCTAGATCGGTTCGAGTGTCTTTGGATCCAAGTACCCGTCGGGGGGGGGTCGAAGGTTAGATACACGGTTTGACCGACTTTTGCCGTGAATCCAAAAAGATCCCCAGAAATGAGTTCCCCTGAGCTAATTGGGGAGTCCTGATACCCAGAAACGTAAACCGTAACATCAACGCCTCTTTCCGTCATCGAACACGCAGTGAAGCCACTATTATTAGAGTACCTGAGTTCGTTTATGTACGTATAATTGCCCCAAAAT